GTAAGGTCATGTGTGGCCTTGTTCGGTTCTATGTTTGATGATATAAATATTTTAAGAACAAATAACAGTGGTAAAGTATTATCACAAGTTAAAGTTCCTTTATCGTATGCACCATCTAGATCTTTTATTGAACGTCTAGAAGAGATGTCTCAAGGTGAATCTGCTGAACGTAGAGTTGCTTTAAAATTACCACGCATGTCATTTGAGATTGTTTCTATTGCATACGATTCACAAAGACAACTACCAAAACTGAACCATTTCACTGTATCTAACGATAATCAAAAGGCAGACAAATATTTCGTCGGTGTTCCATATACAATTTCTTTTCAGTTGAGTGTTTATGCACGATCACAAGACGACGCGCTGCAAGTCGTAGAACAAGTCATACCATACTTTGCGCCGCAATATACTCTGTCAGTCAGACCTTTTGCCGATCTACCGGACATTAAAGAGGATGTGCCAATATCCCTTACTAGTGTAGATTTCCAAGATGATTTTGAAGGTCCAGTAGATCAACGTCGCACGATCATATATAATATGTCATTTGATATGCGTATTAATTTCTATGGACCGGAGGACACAAACCCTATCATTCGTGAGGTTAACACAAACATTAATCTTATACAGGATGATAGTGATGTATTAGGTTCTTTAATAACTACAACCCCAGACCCTATTGATGTGAGTCCGGATGATGATTACGGTTTCGAAACTACAATAACAGTCTTTGAACCAGAACCACCGCCAGAACCTGAACCGGAACCCAACTTTATTTAAGACATAGATATACATTATGAGAGATAATCGTAAGCCGCCTGGTCTTTTAAACGATGACCAGAAGAAAAACTTCGTGCACGAGCAGGACTATGAGTACTCTCGTGATACTTACTATGACCTAATTGAGAAGGGTCGTGAGTCTCTAGAACTCATGATTGAAGTCGCACGTGAGAGTGAACACCCTCGTGCGTTTGAGGTTCTCTCTGGTATGATCAAAGGTATTTCCGATGTCAACGATAAGTTGATGGATCTCAACAAGAAACAAAAAGAACTTACGAAAGAAGACAAACCTACCGAATCAACTACTACTAATAATAATCTATTTGTTGGGTCTACTACAGAATTACAGCGTATGCTGTTGGGTGATGAGAAAGTTATAGACCAAGACGAAGATGAGTAGTTATACAAAGAACTCCTACCTAGGTAATCCGTTAGTAAAGAAAGATGGTGTCGCAGAAGAATGGGACGCCAAGAAACTACGTGAGTATAAGAAATGCATGAATAACCCATCATATTTCTGCAAGAAGTATGTCAAGGTTATTCACCTAGATAAAGGTCTCGTGCCGTTCAAACTCTATCCGTATCAGGAAAAGATGTTCGAACATTTCAACGACAACCGATTCAACATTGTGTTGGCGTGTCGTCAGTCTGGTAAGTCTATCAGTTCGGTCGGTTACTTGTTGTGGTACGCGCTCTTTCACCCAGAGAAGACTATCGCAATCCTTGCAAACAAAGGTATGACTGCAAGAGAGATGTTGGCACGTGTCACACTTATGTTAGAGAATCTGCCGTTCTTTCTTCAGCCAGGATGTAAGGCACTCAACAAGGGTTCTTTGGAGTTCAGTAATAATAGTCGTATTATTGCAGCTGCAACATCCGGATCATCGATTCGTGGTATGTCCGTCAACCTACTATTCTTAGATGAGTTTGCGTTCGTAGAGAATGCCGCTGAGTTCTACACATCTACATATCCAGTAATCTCATCTGGTAAAGATACAAAAGTTATCATAACAAGTACTGCTAATGGTATTGGTAATACCTATCACAAGATATGGGAAGGTGCAGTACAAGGCGTGAATGAGTACCAACCATTTCGTGTAGATTGGTGGGATGTGCCTGGTCGTGATGAGAAGTGGAAAGAACAAACCATTGCTAATACGTCTACTCTACAGTTTGACCAAGAGTTTGGTAATACGTTTTTTGGTACTGGTAATACTCTTATTGAGGGCCAGATATTATTAGATTTACGAGCTAGAGAACCTAAACGTAGACTAGAAGGTGGCGATTTATTAGTTTATGAAGATGTTGTTGAAGAAAACCAGTATATCATGACAGTAGATGTCTGTCAAGGCCGTGGACAAGATTATTCTACATTTAATATCATTGATGTTTCAGTTCAACCATTTAGGCAAGTTTGCGTGTATCGCAACAACAGGATTTCTCCCATCCTGTTCCCAAATATAATTTACAAATACGCCACCCTTTATAACGAGGCATATACGGTTATTGAAAATAACGATCAGGGTATGGTAACTTGTGTGGGGTTGTATCAAGACTTAGAGTATGAGAATATTCACCTTGAGTCGGCAATCAAATCCGATGCAATTGGTATTCGTATGGACCGTAAGGTCAAACGCATCGGGTGTTCTGCAATCAAAGATATTATCGAGAATCACAAACTTGATATTGTAGATGAAAATACGATTATGGAGATCTCTACGTTTGTGTCTAAGGGACAGTCTTTTGAGGCCAGTGACGGTAACCACGATGACTTAATGATGAATCTAGTTATGTTCGGGTACTTCGTAGGCACACAGTCTTTCGGTGATATGACAGACGTGAATATAAAACAAATGTTATTTGATCAACGCATGAAAGAGATTGATGACGATGTACCCCCGTTTGGTATTATAGACGACGGAAATCATTATGTTCCGCCAGCGGAACCATATGACCCATATAGTATGCAATGGGCTAGATATGACCCCGAAGATTGGTGAAAATTGCTATATTATAAATAGATACATTGATAGAATTATCTCGTATTATGATCTCTTATTATACCTTAACAAAAGGAAACTATTATGGCTCTTAAATTTTCAGAGTCACCAGCAGTAACTGTTCGTGAGATTGACCTAACTGGAGTTGTTCCATCGGTCACATCTACCACGGGCGCTTTTGTCGGTGACTTCAACTGGGGCCCTGTAAACACGCCTGTTCTTGTCGGTACAGAATCAGAACTAGCGTCCACTTTCGGGACTCCTCTCGCGGGAGATGCATATACAGGTGATTTTTTGTCTGTCGCGCATTTCTTAAAATATTCTTCAAGCGCATTCGTTGTACGTGCTGCTAAATCAGGTTCTATATCTGCAAGTTCAACACCATTCACTGCAAAATATCCAGGCGTATTAGGCGACTCTATAGTCGTTGATGTTTGTGATGAATCAACTTGGTCAGTCACTGACTCAGATGGAACTGTTGATTGGACGTACCAAAGTCTATTTTCATCAAAACCAGAAGGCGACGAACTGCATGTTGTAGTACTTGTAGATGGTTCTGTTGTCGATACTTTCGAATACACTTCAACCAGTCCAACTGCCAAACGAGATGATGGATCTACTAACTACGTAGTTGATATCATAAACGCAGGTTCTTTATGGGTTACCTTGTCAGGAATACCTGCTGCAGGAACTTTTACTTTTTCCGGTGGTAACGATGGAACTTCTGCAGATTATGTTTCTGCATATGGAGTTTTTGGTGACAAAGACACCATCCAAATCGATTTCTTGGTTCCGCCTGCAGGTGGTCAAGGTGATTCTATCGCAATTCAACAGGAATTGGTTAGTATCGCAGAAGCACGTAAAGATTGTATCGCAGTTGTTTCGCCATCATTTACTGGTACTCTAACTGTAGATCAAATGTTGACACACGTATCGACTTTAAATCAAAACTCGTCCTACTTAGTTGTCGATGGAAATTGGTTAAAGGTTTACGACAAGTTCAATGACAAGTACGAGAACATTCCAGCGGCATCATCAACTGCAGGCATCATGGCCGCAGGTGACGTAACAGATGCACCTTGGTTCTCACCAGCTGGTTCACGTCGAGGTCAATACTTGGGTGTCACTGACATTCTAGTCAACCCATCTAAGACAGATCGTGATCGTCTATACAAAGCGGGCATTAACCCAATCGTCAGTTTCCCTGGCCAGGGTGTCATGCTTTATGGTGACAAAACTCACCTATCACGACCATCTGCGTTTGATCGCATCAACGTACGTCGTTTGTTCCTAGTTCTAGAACGTGCAATCTCCGCCGCTGCAGAGAACGTAATGTTCGAACTGAACGACGATTTCACACGCGCAGAGTTTACAAACATCGTAGAACCATTCCTACGTGAAGTTCAGGGTCGTCGCGGTATCACTGATTTCCGTGTTGTCTGTGATGAAACAAACAACACACCAGAAGTTATTGACCGTAACGAATTTATCGCATCTTGCTTTATCAAGCCAGCACGTTCAATCAACTACGTAACTCTAAACTTCGTAGCTGTCCGAACGGGTGTTGAGTTTGAAGAAGTCGTCGGACAAGTATAAGGAGAATTATCATGTCATTAAGAGTAGACGATTTTAAAGCAAAACTAAAAGGTGGCGGTGCACGTCCTAATTTATTTCGTGTAACCCTAAACTTTCCAGCGTATGCCGGTGGTAACGCAGAACTAACTTCATTTATGTGCAAAGGTGCACAGTTGCCTGCATCAACAATCAATGCTGTTGAAGTACCATTCCGTGGTCGTCAGTTGAAGATTGCTGGTGATCGTACATTTGAAGATTGGTCAGTTACAGTAATCAACGATACAGGTTTTGAAGTTCGTAACGCAATGGAACGATGGATGAACGGAATGAACGGTCACACCGCTAACACAGGATTCACAAACCCTGTAGCCTATCAAGCGGATCTTATTGTAGATCAACTAGATAAGGACGGTAGTGTACTAAAGAGTTACAACTTCCGTGGAGCATTCCCTAACAACGTTGCTGCAATCGACCTATCATACGATACAGTTGATACAGTAGAAGAGTTTGAAGTAGCATTCTCAATTCAATACTGGGAGTCAAATACCACTAGTTAAAGGTATTATAAGTAAGTTGACAGGGGGTGTTAATCCACCCCCTCATTTATTATTACGAGGATTTTATGGCAGACGAAAGAAATATTTTCCAAGCATTCGGATTTGAACTAAATCGCGTTCAAAAAATGAAAGACGAAAATAATAAAACACCCTCTATCGTACCGAAGGTCGATGAAGACGGTGCTGGATATGTCAGTGCTTCTGGTTCTTATTTTGGTCAGTACATCGATATGGACGGTGGCGCGGCCAAAGATAATGCAGAACTCATCAAAAAATATCGTGCAGTCGCCGAGCATCCAGAGTGTGATGCTGCGATTGAAGATATCATCAATGAAACAGTCGTTTCATCCGAATTAGAATCTTCGGTCACTCTTAATTTAGATAAGGTTGAGGCCGGAGATAAAATCAAAAAGACTATTACAGAAGAGTTTAACAACATCGTCAGTATGTTAAACTTTGAAGAATATGGACACGATATGTTCCGTTCTTGGTATGTAGATGGTCGCATATATCACCACTTAGTTGTTAATGAGTCTAACCTAAAGGCTGGAATACAAGAGATTCGCCCTATTGACTCAACTAAGATTCGTAAAGTCAAAGAGATAAAACATAAGAAAGATCCGAAAACCGGTGCAAAGTTAGTAGATAAAGTCAATGAGTTTTACATCTACCAAGATAAGGGTGGCGCATCTACTGGTATTAAATTAACACCAGATTCTGTGTCTTATGTTACTTCGGGTCTTTTAGACACATCAAAAAAACGTGTCTTATCCTACCTACAGAAAGCAATCAAACCTGTAAATCAACTACGCATGATGGAAGACTCTTTGGTCATCTATCGTCTCGCACGTGCGCCTGAACGACGTATTTTCTATATTGACGTGGGTAACTTACCGAAGGGTAAGGCAGAACAACATCTAAAAGACATCATGGCTCGCTACCGTAATAAGATCGTCTATGACGCAAACAGCGGTGAGATCAAGGATGATCGCAAACACATGTCTATGTTAGAGGACTTCTGGTTACCACGTCGTGAAGGTGGTCGTGGTACAGAGATAAGTACATTGCCGGGCGGAGAAAACCTAGGACAGATTGACGACATCATTTATTTCCAAAAGAAGTTGTATCGTTCATTGAATGTTCCATTGAACCGTTTGGAACAAGAGTCACAGTTCTCTTTGGGACGTACAACAGAAATCGGTCGTGACGAAGTCAAGTTCCAAAAGTTTATTGACCGACTACGTAAAAAGTTTGCGCAACTATTCCTTGGGGTTCTTAAGAAACAACTTATTCTTAAGGGCGTATGTACAGAACAAGATTGGGAAGACTGGAAAACCCAAATTCAGGTTGACTACACTAGAGACAACCACTTCTCAGAACTAAAAGATTCTGAACTGTTGCGAGAACGACTAGCTACTATGGATCAAATTGCCAGTTATGTGGGAGAGTATTTCTCACGTGAGTGGGTAATGAAAAACGTAATGATGTTTAATGATGACGACATCGAAGAGATGTCAAAACAAGTTGACGCTGAAAACGAAAAAAGCGGAGACGTGGATGATATGGAGGTATAACCATGAATGAATTAGATACAGATTTAGATTTGGAACTAGAAATGTCAGAGACTGAGGTAGAAGTTGATCCTACTCTAAGTTTTGTTGATGCACTTCAGAGCGGCAACTTCGCTGGAGCTGAAACTTTATTCAATGATATCTTGGGCAATAAAGTCCAAGATGCTTTAGACGCTGAGAAAGTTGCGGTCGCTGATCAGATCTTTAATAGTGTTGAACCAGAAGAGATGGATCTAGATGACGAAGTAGAAGTTGACGACACTGATTCTATAGACCTTGAGTTGGAAGAAACCGAAGAGTCGTGAACATAGTTAAAAACATGTGTCACATATGGATAGGACATTTAAGTCCCCCATTGCAGTGGATGGACACGTGGAAAGAAAAACACCCCGACTGGGACTATTATATTTTTACAGATGAGATGTTACGTGCCAGACAATGGCACAACCAACACCTTATTACAAAGTATTATAATCAAGGTGTGTACGCAGGTGTTGCGGATTTGATCCGATATGAACTGTTGTATGAACAGGGTGGTTTCTTACCACCAGCTGATGCAGTCTGTTTACGTAATACGGATGAATTATTCACCGCGCCTGCGGATCATGCATACACTGTATTTGAGAGTGAGACTATTGTGCCTAACTTTATCTCACCGATACAAGCGTGTAACCCAGAGAACACATTTGTGCGAATGTTGATTGACGAACTGCACAAATTAAGACCGGAAGACTTGGACCCTAAACCGTACAAGTCTACGGGTAATGAATGGTTGTCACAATTTGTACCAGATAAAAAGAAACACAAACTGGTAATATGGCCGTCGCACTATTTGATACCGAGACATTTTAAAAAGAAACATGTCTACTATGATGGCCCAGATCCAGTTTATGCCGATCAAATGTTCGGTAGTACCAAACATCTTTATCGCAAATAACAAAAAGTTACATTTAAAAAACTTTTTTGTATAAATACATTCTAAAGGAGACTTAATGTGAAAACTTTTCAAGAATTACGTGAGGCGAAAGATAAAGTCGTCTTGAAGAAAAAGATGTCTGGTTATCCGGTTGTCATTACAAAGACTGAGAAAGGTTTTCATTTGAGTATTGATGGTGATTCTGTCGATACGTTTAAGTCACAAAAAGAAGCGGAGTCAACCGCGAAACAAGTCCTTAAAGACTTAGGAAAATAAAATGAAACTGATTAGCGAATACGTAGAAAACGATGTCCAGTGCATTGTAGAAGCTAAAGAGAATGGCGAGAAGAGTTTCGTCATTGAAGGTGTATTTGCACAAGCAGACAAAAAGAATCGTAACGGACGTATTTACCCAAAGGCCATTATGGAGAATGCGGTAAATAAATACGTTGAAGACCAAGTTAGCAAGAAACGTGCTGTAGGGGAACTCAATCACCCTGAAGGACCAACCGTTAACTTGGATAAAGTTTCTCACCTCATCACAGACCTAAAATTAGAAGGTACGGATGTGGTAGGAAAGGCACAAATTTTGGATACTCCTATGGGTAAGATCGTAAAAGGTCTCTTAGAGGGTGGTGTTCAACTAGGCGTGTCAACTCGTGGAATGGGAAGTCTTGAGAGTAAAAACGGCGTCATGTACGTCAAAGAAGACTTTATTCTTAATACGGTAGATATCGTACAAGATCCAAGCGCACCAGAAGCATTTGTTAATGGGATTATGGAAGGTGTGGACTGGGTCTGGAATAATGGAATACTTCAACCTCAAGTCATTGAAGATATAGAGACTGAAATTAAGCAAGCACCAATTGCACATCGTCCAGAAGTGCAGATGCGTGAATTCAAGAATTTCCTCTCGTTAATCAAATCTAAACTATAAAGGAGTCACTATGACTGATTTAAATCAAGTAGAAAGTGAAATCCGCGATACCGAGATTGAAACTAACGAAATCGTGGAGGAAACTCTCGAAGAAGCACAAGCTCCTGCAGCGAAAGGCAAGCCAGATGCAACACCAGTATCTGAGCCAGAGTCAATCGCAACTGTAGATAAAGCGGCTGGTGGGGCACCAAAAGCAACACCACCAAAAACAAAAGCGGGCATGGTTAACGCTATGTACAAAGCAACTTCTAAAATGAAGAAGACAGATCTAATGGCAGCTTACAACAAAGTAATGGGCGAGTCTGTTGAACTAGAAGATGAGACTGAACTAAACACGGCGGCAGAACTATCTGCAATCGTTGATGGTGAAGCAACTCTATCAGAAGAGTTCAAAGAAAAGACATCGGTCATCTTTGAAGCAGCTGTTAAGACTAAGTTGTCAGAAGAAGTTACGCGTCTTGAAGAACAGTACGCAGAAGAACTTGCTGAAGAAGTCGAAACGATTAAAACTGACCTAGTCGGTAAAGTCGATTCTTACCTAAACTATGTTGTTGAATCTTGGATGGAAGAGAACAAGTTAGCGATCCAATCCGGTCTACGTACCGAAATCGCTGAAGGGTTCATGAACGGAATGCGTGACCTATTCGTAGAGTCTTACGTCGAAGTTCCAGAAGCCAAGGTAGACCTAGTTGATGAACTAGCAGAACAAGTATCTGAGTTAGAAGAGAAACTAAACTCAACTACTGGTGATGCAATTCAACTTGCAGAGGAACTAGAAACTTACAAGCGTGATTCAATCATCGCTGAAGCAACTCGTGACCTTGCAGACACTCAAGCGGAGAAGTTAGCTGAACTTCTAAACAGCGTTGATTTTGAGAACGAAGAAACATTCGTTACTAAAGTAAATACTGTCAAAGAATCATACTTCTCAAAAGAAATCCCAGAGCAACTTGAAGAGTCAGTTTCAGAAGAAGCTGAAGAAGAAGTTGAAGTATCCCTATCTATGGAAGGATACTTGAGCGCTCTACGTAAAACCTCTAAGAAATAAGGAATATAACAATGAACAATTCATTCGATCAATTGATTGAGAAGTGGTCGCCAGTACTTAATGAAGAGTCTGCTGGTCAAATCACCGATCATCACCGTAAGGCAGTTACAGCTGCTATCCTAGAAAACCAAGAGAAGGCACTTTCAGAAGAGCGTGCTGCAATGGGTGGTTTTCTAACAGAAACTGGTCCAACTAACAGCGTCGGTAATGCAGGCGTTGCTAACTGGGACCCAATCCTAATCTCACTAGTACGTCGCGCAATGCCAAATCTAATGGCATATGACCTATGTGGTGTTCAGCCAATGTCTGGACCAACTGGTCTAATCTTCGCGATGAAGTCAAAGTACAACGGTATGGACGGACCAGAAGCTCTAGGTCTAAACGAGCCAAGTACTGGATTCTCTGGTGGTAAGCCAACCGCTACACCACCATACTCAAGCGGATTTGATAACGCTGGCGATGCACCAACTACACAAGGTTCTGGTTTCGGTGGAGACTCAGATACTTTCACTGTTGTTGATGCAGTAGGTCGTCCAATGTCAACTGCAGCAGCAGAAGGTCTAGGTCGCGACACAGGTGCTTTCCAAGAGATGGGTTTCTCAATCGAGAAGACAGCCGTCACTGCAAAGTCACGTGCACTAAAGGCTGAATACTCACTAGAACTAGCACAAGACTTGAAAGCAATCCACGGTCTTGACGCTGAGACAGAACTAGCAAACATTCTGTCTACAGAGATTCTTGCTGAAATCAACCGCGAAATCGTTCGTACAATCAACTTGCAGGCTAAACTAGGTCTAACTGAATCTTCAAACGTTACTAACCCAGGCATCTTCGATCTATCGACTGACGCTGATGGTCGTTGGTCTGCGGAGAAGTTCAAGGGTCTAGCAATGCAGATTGAACGCGAAGCAAACCAAATCGCGAAGGCTACACGTCGCGGTAAGGGTAACATCATCGTATGTTCATCTGACGTTGCGACTGCACTTGCAGCATCTGGTCAACTAGATTACACTCCAGGCGCTGGTCTATCAGTAGACGATACTGGTAATACATTCGCTGGTACTCTAAACGGTCGTATGCGCGTATTCATCGATCCATACGCAGATGTTAACTACTGTACAGTAGGTTATAAGGGTACTAACCCATATGACGCTGGTATGTTCTATTGCCCATACGTACCACTACAGATGGTCAAGGCAGTTGGCGAGAATGATTTCCAACCACGTATCGGGTTTAAGACTCGTTATGGTATGGCTGCGAATCCATTCATCGGTGCACTAGATGGATCTTCACGTGACATCACTGCAACGAATGGTCAGAACACATACTACCGCATCTTCCGCGTCGACAATATTCTTGATCGCGCAGGTGTTTAATAAAAAGAACTAGTCTACTAGTCATTTTGGGGAGTCTTCGGACTCCCTTTTTTTATGCGTATAAATAAAGTGATAATGAGGACTTATTATGAGTTTAACTAACAACAAGAACTTTTTGCAACCGTCAGGATTTCGTGTTGTAATAGAACGAGAACAGTATGCAAACCTCGAGTTCTTTTCACAGTCTGTTACACATCCCGGCTCTACAGTTAATGCTGTAGAAATTGGTATACCTAGAATTCAAGGGTTTCCGGTTTCTGGAGACACTATCAATTATGGTGATTTGACCTTAACATTAATTCTTGACGAAGATCTCTCTGCATATAAAGAAATGCAAACTTGGTTAGAACAATGTGTCTATAATAAAGGCGAGACTGTGAATCATGATGTGACCGTTATTATTCTCAATAGTCACAACAACTCGTGTGGCAAGATTCGATATAAGAACGCTATACCGACACAGTTGGGATCTATTGAGTTTACGTCAATTCAAGGCGATGT